TTACCAATACTTTTGGTGGTCAAGGTGGTCCTGCTGCTCAATTTGATGTAGGGTTAGGAGAGTATTTAGGATTAGAAGACCCACCTATGGAAATGTCTAATACTATAGGTGGTGGATATAGTTAGAATTTTATAGGAAGAATTATGAAAGTAAGTGAATACAGAGAACAAATGACTGAAAGAGTTGCTGTAATAGAATCTCAAGTAATTGATATATATCACGATATTAAAGAGATTAAACAATTACTAAAAGAGCAGAATGGCAGAGTACGTACCAATGAAAAGAACATTGCACGTATTTCTGGTATTGGTTTATTAGCAGCATTTTTATTAGGTTTATTGTAAGAGTGGATAACATAGATAAGTACGTATATGTAGGTATTTGGATTGTCTACTTTTTGGCTATACTTGCAATTAGTATTTTTGGATAGTAGTATAAAAAGTATTTGGAAAGAAGTTAAATAGGTATTAAATTTGACATCATGCGTAAAGTATTCGGACCAACACAAAAAAGACACACGAATGGTAAGAAGAAAACTCGTCAAGGAATGTCGAATAATACTAAATATGGAAATAAAATAAGTAAAAAGTATTATAAAAAACGTAGTAGAGGACAAGGATAGTGACTAGAAAAAAAGATTCAAGATTAACTAGAGCTGGTGTTTCTGGGTATAATAAACCTAAAAGAACACCTGGACATAAAACAAAATCACATATTGTAGTAGCAAAAGAAGGTGATAAAGTAAAAACTATACGTTTTGGGCAACAAGGTGTTAAAACTGCTGGTAAACCTAAAAAAGGGGAATCAGCTAGACAAAAAGCACGCAGAAAAAGTTTTAAAGCAAGACACGCAAAGAATATAGCTAAAGGCAAAATGTCTGCAGCATATTGGGCGAATAAGGTTAAATGGTAGGGAGTTATTATGCCTAAAGTAGGAAAAAAGAAGTTTGCTTATACAGCAGCAGGAAAGAAAAAAGCAAAAGCATATGCCAAGAAAGTTGGCAAGAAAATGAGTTATGGCAAAAAGAAAAAGTAGAGTTAACGAAGCTGGTAATTATACAAAGCCTGCAATGCGTAAGCGTTTATTTCAACAAATAAAAGCTGGTAGTAAAGGCGGTAAACCTGGACAATGGTCTGCTAGAAAAGCACAACTATTAGCCAGAAAGTATAAAGCAGCAGGAGGGGGATATAGATAATGCCAATGAAGAAGTCACAGAAAAGTCTTAAACGATGGACTCAACAAAAGTGGAGAACTTCAGATGGCAAACCAAGCAAAGGTAAAAAAAGATATTTACCTGATGCTGCTTGGAAAGCATTGTCCAAAGGTGAAAAAGCTGCTACTAATAGAGCTAAAGCAAAAGGCAATAGAAAGGGCAAGCAATACGTTGCACAGCCTAAAAAGATTGCAAAGAAAACTGCAAGGTATAGATAACTAAATAGGAGACCAGGAATGGCAAAAGAAAAAAAAGTAGACCTTAGAAAAGAAGCTGAGACTAAAATGCAAACATTAGTTGAACAGCACAATGAACTTGCTAGGGATATACAAGAAGCTAACGCAAGGTTAGGTGAGATTAAACAAATGATAGTAGAGCATCAGGGATATATGAAAGGCCTTGAAGCTTGCGAAAAAGATTGTGAGGTAAAATAATGGGACCAATTTTAGGAAAGTTACTTACTAAGCTAGGAACTGAAAAAGTACTTAAATCTATTGTACTTACATTAGGTGAATACTTAGTATCTAAGTCTTCAAACAAGTTAGATGATAAATTGTTTGCAGAAATTAAAAAAGCATTAAAATAGGAGGTTTCATTGAAACTCAAAAAACGTGGTATCGTAATACCTGACCAGCATTATCCATTAGAAGATAGAGCTGCAGTAGAATGTGTTAAGAAAGCAATACTCAAAGTTAAACCTAAGGTATTTGTAAACTTAGGAGATGTTGGAGAATGGGAATCTTGTTCTGCTTGGAAGTACAAGGATAAAAAACTACCACCTTTAGAGTTTCAACTACCTTTAGTAGATGAAGATATAAGACTAGTAAATGAAGGATTAGACGAGTGGGATGAAGTACTTAAAAAAGTTGGATGTAAAGAAAAGTATTTACTCCAAGGTAACCACGACCTCTGGTTGGATAATTTTTCTAGTAAGTACCCTTATCTTAGTGATTACAGTTTTTTTAAAGCATGTAAAATCAAAGAAAGAGGATACAAATACACAGAATACAACTTACCAATCCAAGTAGGTAAGTTGGTATTCTTTCATGGTGCGTATGCGACTACGTATCATGCTAAGAAACATTTAGAGTCGTATGGTGAGAATGTTATGTATGGACATACCCACGACATACAACGACATACTATGACAAAGTTTGATGGCAACATTGGTGCTTGGTCTATGGGATGTTTAAAAGATATGTCACATGAGAATAACAAGTGGTTAAAGGGTAGACTGCATAACTGGGGTCACGCATTTGCTATTGTTGACTGGTTTGACAATGGTGAGTTTAAAGTAGAAGTAGTAGAGATAACTGATGGTAAAACAACCTTATGGGGAGAGATGATAGATGGTAACAAGTAAAGACGTATCCAAATCATCTACTGGTGTATCTATGAACTCTACTAGAAGAAAGTTTAATTTAAGTAGTAAAAAAACAAAAAGGATAAACCTTCGTGGCAAAGGGAATATTAAACATATCAAATTATAGTGGCGGATTAAACAGCAAGACTAATTCTCGTGATATTGAAGATAATCAATTTCAAGACTTAGATAGTTTATCTATAGAAACTCCTGGTAAGTTAAAAGTTATGGGAGCTGTAAATGATTTTACTACCAGTATAACAGCAGATACTGCAACAGGAGTAAAATATGGAAATGGTGTATTTCATTTTAATGCAGACTACGACATTGATGACACAAGTGGAGTTGTTGAGAATAATGAAATATTATTTGTTAACACTGATTCAGGTACAAGCAATGCACCGATAGTAAAACCGTTTGAGTTAAATAAAACTGTAAATGGCACTGTGACTAATAAACTTACTTATTCATCTAGAACAGATATAACCTATGGAGACACTTGGTCTGAGGTAGATTATAATGCTGTTGATGGAACTGTGAGAATTACACCTAAAGATTTTACAGAAACAAACAAACCTATAAAATTACAATATGTAAATGAGAATTATTATATGGGTGCTGATACTAACAGTTCATTATTTGAAGATACTGGATTTACTTTAGAAACAAGTGTAATAGAAGGTTCTACATCAGCAGAAACAACAAGCACTGATGAAAGTAGTGACTTTGCTGTTGGAGATATTGTAAAGTTTGAATACACTTCTGGTAATACATTTACAAGCAATCCAGTAACTTTAACAGGTGTTACTAGTACTGAAATACAATTTAATGCTTTTGGTGGTATGTCTATATATGCTTCAGGCTCAAAAGTGTTAAAAGCTTCTAGTGATTATGACTTACTGCAATCAGAAGTAGGTTGGAAAAAATTAGATACAGAATTACCAGAAGTGACAGAAAATGAAGTAAAAGTATGGAATTTAAATACTGGTACTACTACTTTTTTTACTGATAGTGGAGTTGACATTAATGAAGCTTTAGATACAAACGAAACTGACATAACAGTAACAGATGCTAGTATTTTTAAAATAGGAGACCTTTTATTAGCAGGTAATGAATATTTACACGTAACATCTGTAGACAATTCAAATAATGTAATTAATGTAGATAGAGGTGTATGGGGAACTAGCGGAGCTGCTAATGGTAATAGTATTAATTTTGTACATTATACAACTTGGGGTGAAGTGCATAGTATACCTGTAACTCAAAGTGGTGTTAATCCTTTTTATGTAGTAGATGGTGTTGGTGCAGATTCATCTAGAGGTGCTATTAATATAGCATTTTGGGTTGGAACAAGACCATATGACAATACTAATATTTTACCAGATGACGACTCTGGAACATTTTTTACAACTACAGATAGCTTAGTAAACATATTTAGTGAAGTAGTTTATTTAGACAATCAACGCAGTCCATTAAAGTTTGAAACTAGGCTTGAAAGCAGCAAGGCAAATCAATCTATACATGCAAGTATATGGGGTAAAGTACCTAATAAATCAAATATTAAAAGTGTAAAATTATATTACAATGAAGTTAAGTCTAATTATAGCTTAGACGACACTACTCAAACATCTCCTGGAGAAGATTATAATAAAAACAAAATTAAATATTTATTGTTTGAAATAGATTTTAGAAAAGGTATACGATATGCTGGTGGAGATGAATATTACAACGCAGACCCAGTAATACATACTACAACTGGTAAGTCTATTTATGTGTATCCACAAACAACTCAGTCATTATTATATGGAGTAGCAGGTACTATTTCTGATGTACATATTGTATTGGGCAATATAGATTTAAAAGATAAACCAGAAAATGTATCAGCAGAGCCTTATATTGATGTAGAAACATATATTATGGGTGCATATGGTACTGGTTATAAAACAAGCACTGTTGCAAATCGTAGGCTATATATTGGTAATGTTAGTTATACTGACCCTATTACAAAAGATTTAAAACGTGCTAATGATACAATATTTAAATCAAACTTGAATGCTTTTGATACATTTACATTTGAAAATAGAATAGATGTAGAAATTAATGACGGTGATGACATTGTAGCATTAGAGTCGTTAGGTAGCAAGTTATTAGAGTTTAAACGCAATCATTTATATATTATAAATATTGCAAGAGATATAGAATTTTTAGAGGCAACACTAGAGTACAAAGGTTGTGAAAGAGATTATCATGTATTAAGAGGTGAAGGATTTATTGCTTGGTTTAATAAATTTGGATTTTATTTATATGATGGTAAACAAATTAGAGACCTATTATTAGACAGAAATGGACAACAACGTGTTGTTTGGGATAATTATTATGATGTCAACAATGTTATAGGGTTTGACCCAGAAGAAAAAACGATTGTAATTATTAATAAAAATCAAAAAATATTAGCATTTGATATGAAAGCAACAGCATTATACTTTAGAAGTAAAGGTGCTACTACAAACGATATTACTAATATTGTAACTACAAATGCTGGTGAATTAGTATTTTTTGAGAAATATGATAGCACAAATGTTGAATTACGTAAGTATAATATATTACCAAGTCAACTAGATAGCTCTAATATTGACGAAATGGCCCTTAAAACGAAGGAATACACTTTTGGCAAGCCAAGTGTCGATAAAAAAATTATAAGCGTGTATTTGAGCTATAAGAATGGCGATGGCGTAGAATTATATGGATTTAGAGATGACGGAGAAGAAGAGCTTTTAGCTGCATTAGATGGTAATTCTGAAACAAACTTTAAAACCCTACATATACCAATTCGTAAAGCCAAGACTGAATTTGTCGATAAAAAAAGGTTTGACCGAATTAAAGGGTTTGGATTACGATTTTCTGGGTCTGATGTAGCTACTAATTTTGAAGTAAATGATATACAGATTATATTTAGAGAAAAGAGTGTAAAATGATAGATGAAATGTCAGATATTAGAAAAGAATTAGACGATATCAAAAACGAAGTACAGCAACAAATGGAACCTGCTGTACAAGTTACTACTGAAAAACCATCAAATGGTATGGGTACTCAAGGCAGTAGAAAGATTGTAAAAGAGGAAGGTAAAGTGTTTTTATATCATAAAGTAGATGGAGAATGGTATAAAGCAGAAATGGAGAAAGCATAATGGCTATTAGAGAAGGTGATATACAAGTACAAAGAGCAGCAATGAGTTCATTGCTACAAAAAGCTGAAGCAAGTGAAGCAGCTTTTTATGACCCTATTACACAAGCATTTAACTTAGGAACTGAAATAGCAGGGTCTGTAGGAACTATGATGAATTTAACACCAAAAGCTATTGCATTTAAAGAAGGTTTATTTCCTAGTAAGCCAGCAGTACAACCAGAAAGTGTTTATGGACAGGCTGTTAAAATGAATTATGCACAAGATAGTATTAATTCTATGGCAAAATTATCTTTAGGAGATGCTTACGCAGAAGGCGTTAATTACACAATGGATGCACAGGGTAAATTTATGCCTAAGTTAGCTACAGACTTTCAATTAACAGGTAGACCTACAGACATGGGTTTAAATGTAACTCAACCAAAATTTAATTACAAAGCAATGACATTAAACGATATACAAAACTTAGCACAAACTATTAATTTTATACCTGGAGATAAAACAGTAAGTGTTCCTGGACTACTTACAGATATTAGAAATGTTGGTACATTTGAAACAACAGCAGCTGATAATACTATGCAAATAAACTATCAGGGAATTAATTATGAGTAAATTACAAGAGCATTTAATGTTGAGAGAAGGGTTTAGAGAAGAAGTGTATTTAGATACATTAGGCAAACCTACAGTAGGAGTAGGACATTTACTTACTGTTGATGAATTAAAACAATATAAGGTTGGAGACAAAGTACCGAAAAACATATTAGATGAAATGTTTGAAAAAGATGTAGCAACTGCTGTTGAAGCAGCAAAGAAACAAATCGATATATTGGGCATTAAATCTGAAGACTTTGAAATAGCATTAGTATCTGTAAATTTTCAACTAGGAACTAGATGGTATACTAAGTTTCCTACTGCTTGGAAGTGTTTATGTCACAAAAAATACGGACAAGCTATGGATGAAATAATGTTTGCTAATATAGATACATTAAAATATTCAAGATGGTTTAAGCAAACACCAGTAAGAGTGTTAGATTTTTTAGAAGCAATATTTAAAATTATGAAGGAGGCCTAATGGCACAAGACAAAAAAACTAAAGTAGACCCGATGCTAGAGGGTCAAATAGAACCTGGCATGGGCGAGTTAGATAATACTCCTACTGAACCTAGTCCAGAGTTTTTAAGAGAGGTAGAACCTCTACAAGACCCACAATTAAGAGGTACTGGTCAAAAAGGTGAGTTAGAAGGCACACCTACAAAGCCTAGTGATGAATATTTAAAAGAGTTAGAAGATTTTAATCAAGTATTAATGGATGAAGTTTCAAAAGGATTTACACTAGACCAAGCAATGGCATTTGGTTTTGGAATGAGAAAGAAGTTAAATAAGGAGGGCAACGATGGCTGATTTTGAAAAAGTAGGAAGTTTTTTTAGAAGCCATCCTTACGCTGCAGCAGCAGGTATTATATTGGGTGGTTACAGTTTTTTTAGTGCTAGAAAAGCAGAAGAAGCACGTAGAAAAAGACTAACAGAAGAGATGGGAATGCGTATAGGTGCAATACAAGAAGATATTCCAGGAATGATAGCTGAATATGAAAGACAAGCAGATATATATAGAGCACAAGGCAATGTTGCTGGTCAAAGAATTTACGAGAATGCTTTAATGCAGTTTGAAGCTGGAGGGCAAACAAACCTAGCATATGGCGGTGCAGATGTAAGAAGAGAAACTATGGGTGGATTATTAGGTTCACAATTACAAGGTCTTAACTTGTCATCTACAGCAAGAATACTAGGAACTCAAAATCAATTAGCAAGTGAATTAAACAAACAACAAATTAACATTGATAGAATAAGAGCATCTTATGCTAAGCAAGGTATACCTTCTACAGAGGTAAGTATCGGTGATGTTAATACAATGAAATACGTATAGGGGATATTATGGCAGTAGATTTATTTACACAACGAGTATTGGCTTTTAGAGCACTAAGAGCAGAGTTAGAAACTTTAGGCGAGCCTACAGGGCTAGATGCTTATAAAAAGAAGCTAGAAGTTAAAGCAGGTGTTGAAAAAGACTTTTTGATGGATGCGGAATCTATGATGGCTAAACTTAGAATGCAGTCTGCATTAGCTGAGGATAAGTATAGGATAGCTGAAGAGTTTGAAGAAAAAGCATATGAGAAAGGTATGAAAAGAGCTAAAGCAGAACAAGCACAAACAATATTAGATACTGAGGCTGAATCAGCTTTAGCTTTACGTAGCATGGCAGGTTTTGATACAAAAGGTGGATTACTTGGAAGAGAGTTAGCTCCTGGTCAATCACTTAGAAAAGTTCTTCGTATAAAAAAATTTAACGCTGATGTTGTTTTAAAAAATTCAGCAGATAGATTGGGTCTAATAAATATTGAATTAGCAAACTTAAAAAAAACAGATGAAGCAAATTTACCAGGTTCTGGACAGAGAAGACAAGCTTTAATGGAAGAGATTGTAGAACTTGACAATGATTTAAACAATCCAATTACTGCAGCTAAAATGCAAAAAGCTGATGAACAAGAGCTTGCTTTATATGATGCATACATTAAGAACATACAATCTGCTAAATCTTACTTAGGAATTTAATGAATCCGACATACAATTATTACAAGACGCTTAGAGATAAGGGTTTGATAAACGACCAGCAATTTATGAACGTTTCTACAACCCTTTATAACACTAAGCCTGAAACGTTTTCTGTAGAAGATGTAGATAGTTTAGAATCTATTGCAAAGTCAATAGATGTACCATTTAAACGTAATTTAGAAGACGATGAGAATAAACTTATATCTGCAGTGAATCAGTTTACTTCTGGTGTTGTAGAAGGATTTACTACATTTGGTTATGCTGATGACCCTGAAACACAAACAGAATCTATATTAAACAGAATAGGACATTTGATTGGATTTGCACCTGATGTTATTGCTGGTGTATTATCTTTTGGTGCTACTGTTCCTGGTAGTGCAGCTAGAAGAATTGCTGGTAAAGGCTCTTTGAAGGCTGTCAACGCATTAAGACTAAATGCTGCAGAATCTTTAAATGAAGGACTATCTACACTTGCTACAAAAAAATATTTAAAACCATTCTCATCTAAAGACCCTGTTTCAGGTCAATTAAAATTAAAATCTGTTCCTATGAAGGCAGCAGATATGTTTATAGAACAAGTACAAAAAAGTTTAGGTAACTCAGAAAGATTAAAAAACTCTTGGATGATGTCTAAGATGTCAGATGATATGTTAGATACTATTAAACAGGGTGCACACCTTGGTGCTGCTATGGCTGTATCTAGTCGTAAATCTGCAGTAGCAGGTGATTGGGAAGCAGTAAGAGAAGCTACTATACATGGTGGATATGCTGGTTTAGTGTTTGGTGGTATTAGTAATTATTTAAGAATAGGACAATTATTTTTATCTAAGAATCCAAAAATAAGATTAGAAGGAGAAAAGAAATTAGGTGATGCTGTATTAAAATTAATGCCAGATGAAGCTGGAATTACTCCTGGAACAGCAGATGCAATAGACTTTGTTTCTCGTGGTGTTGCAGGTAGTTTAGCAACAGGTGTACCTATGACTGCACAGGGTGCTCCAGCAGCAGACCAAATATATGAATATTTATTAGGGTTTTTCTTTGGTGCTAACGGTAAACCGAAACACGAACAAAAAGTACATCAAGCTTTAATGGCAGAAGGTAACAAAGTATGGCAACCAGTATTAGAAAGTATAAAAGATGGTACTTATAAAAATGCTCCTATAGGAAGAGTTGAGAAGTTAGATGCCTGGAATACATGGGGACCTAAAGAGCGTAGCTTTGCAAAACAGAGAGAGCAAGAATATTTTACTAATTGGATGACAAACGAGTTTAAGAAAGACAGCGATTTAGCTAAATCATTTTTTGAAAACATGAAAGACGTATTAGATAAAGATACTCCTAAAGAAGTAGCTGATAGTATTTATAACAAAAGAGAATTTCGTGATAAAATACAAAAAGCTTTGATACAAGCTGCAGAAAAAATGAAAGATTCTAATGCATCATTTTTACAAAGAGAAAGACAACGTAGAAGAGAATTGCCTGATGTAGATTTAACTAAATTAGAAACAGGGCAAGAAGTAGAGGTGTTTACTAAGTTAGGTGCTATTGAAAAAGTTACAGTAAAACGTATAGATAAAGATGGAGTTGTAGTTGAAAATACACTAGGTCAAGAGCATGTAATTAATAAAGGTCAATATATATCTAAAAACCTATATAATCCAGATTTTACTATAGATAAAGAAGTTTCAGAAAGATTTGGCGGTAAGAAAGTAAAAGATTTATCAGAGCAAGACATAGTAGAACTAAGAAAAGATTTGGCGAATACTATGAAAGAAGTTAAAGATTTTAGCGATTTTTTAATACCTACTGAATTTGCTTTATCTAAAGAATCTATAAGACGAAAAGAAGTTCCTTCTGACTCAGATATAGCAGCAGAAGTCGTAAGAGAAGACCCAAATCAAATGGCGTTAGACTTTGATAGAGTTGTAGAAAAAGACTCTGATTCATCTCCAGTAAATCAATTTGATTCTAGTAAAGCTATTATTGAAGGTATAGAAAAACAAACTGGTAGACCATGGCAAACAATGGAGCGTTTAGCTGCAGTTAAAAAAGGTGCACAGGTTGCTACAAGGATAGAGCAGTTTGAACCTTTTGTTAAGTCTTTTTATCCAGAGTTAACTCAAAAAGATATTAATAAACTATGGTTTGAAAATAGTGGTAAAACAGAAACTAAGTCTATTAGTATAGATATAGAACCTACTACGCAAACAGTGCCATACAAATATAAAGGAAAAACATATAATGTAGAGCAAGAAACATACTCTATTAAAAAGTATGAAACTCCAAAGTTTGACGCAAACGGAACAAGACAAAGATTAGTGCAATACGAAACATTTGCAAATAGAGTATATGGTCCAGGAACTGAAAAGATGATACAGCTAATAAATAGTGAAAAATCTAGAACTTGGACAAGTAATACAGATATTTTTGACACTCCTTTAGAACGAACTAGACAATTAATGGAAGTATCAGCAGAATTGCAAAAAGATGGAGACTATGTATATATGGCACATCCTACCAATGGTTATATATTTACAAGAAAGTTGATTGATGCACCATTTAAGCAAGAATTTGTTAATACTGTATTAAAACGCAGATACAATTTAGATAAGTTTGATGTTGGAAATTTTGACAAGACAGTAACCTATTATGATAAAGGAGCTAAAAGAAGTTTTGTTTTAAATAGGTTTATAGATATAGATGCTAAAAATTCTGTAGAAACTAATATACCTCAATATGAAAGTCCTTATAGAAAAAATAAAGATTTATGGTACAATGAAGCATTTAGTAATTTAGTTTATGGATTACAAGATGCTGGTTATTTGCCATACAATTTATCTAATGTTACTTTAAATCAGTTTAAAACTGCTTACTATAAGCATGAAGGAACTAGAGCTAAGCCAGGTAGACCATTTTTTCCAGATACTACAAAACGTGTACAATACTATAAAACATATCACAATGGTCGTACTTTAGATAGAGAGTTAGTAGATGGTTACTTGAAAGGTAGAAAACTTAGAGCTATTGTTATAGAAGACTTTGTTGATGCTAATGGTAAAATGTATAGTGATGGCGGTATGCATATTATGCCTGAGTTTAGAAAAGAAGTTACTAGAGTGAAGGGTATACCAGAGTCACAAAATTATTTAAAATTTATTATACAGAAACCTGCAGAGTTTAGTAAAGACAGAGGTATGTTTATAGCAAAACAAGCAGAACGTCATGTTACATCTAAAGCGTTAGAAGATTATGCTAGAACTAAGAATGCTGATTTAATTTTATATGCATCTGCTATTAAAGGAGATGGTAGACATCAAGCAGGTAAGATAGAATTGCAAAAGGGTAGATATAAAGAAATTATAGAACCTGAGATTGTAGAATTAAATCCTGAACATTTACGATTTATTAATAGTGAAATAGAAGTACCAGATAGACCTGTAATACAAATGCATGGCGGTGCTGCATTGGTTAGACACCCTTTTGTTAAGGAATCCTATTTAAACGCTCAAAAAGCACTAATAAAGGGCTCTATTGAAGGTAATAATGCTGTTATGGCTAGATTCAACGAAAAGGTCAAAGAACAGGGAAATTACGAGTTTAATAAGATTTTTGGAGAAGAAGTAAAACAGCATGATATAGATTTATATACATTGGTAGACATTATAAATAATCATTCTGATACAGCACTAGGTAGACATTTGCTTAACAATATGTATAAAGAAATACAACATGACACTGTTGCTGGTAGAATTAATCCAGGCACAGAAACTTTTATGAAAAATTTAGATAGTATAAATGATATTTTATCTGAATATAATTATGACCCATTAGCATTAACAATGCATATTAACAAAAGATATATAGAAGATACTTTAGTAAATCACATTAGTGGTAGAATGTTAAAGCTAAGAGTACCAGGAGGTTCTAGTTTTCCTAGACTACAATCACAAGATGCTGCTTTAGTTAAAAAATTAAGAGCACAAGGTTGGAATGATAACACATTTATGTTGAATGAAGGACATAAAGCTATGTCTGTTGTAGACCCAACTACTGGTAAAAGAAGTAAGCTGGGAGATGTTTGGAAAGCTTATGAAGCAGCAAGAGATGCAAAGCAGCCAAAAGAAGTGCTACAAAAGTTTTTAGATGTATTCAATAGTTTTGCTATGAATAGAAGTCCTGTATCTGACTTTAGTGGTGTATTAGGACTAGAGTTTGTAGGATTTACAGGATTGCCAGGAAAAGGTGTGCATGTAACGCCAAGAAATATGCAGCGTTTAGCAGGTGCAGATACTGATGGAGATGCTGTTGCTATATATCAAGGTATGAGCAAAGATATGATAGAAGCGTTTAGAGACCCTAGATTTATTAAAGATATTGACATTGATTTAACTGATGTTAAAATCCATAAAAATTGGGGATATGAACGTGAATCAGATATAAATCAGTTTATACCATATATGAAATTTGGTAAAACAGGTTCTGGTGTAAGAAATCAAGAAATGCAAAACTCTATTGCGGCAGGCAATGTGGGTAAGTCTGATAATTTTAATCATTATATGAATGATTTATTTAATATGATTGAAAAAAGACCTGACAAAAGATTACCTATTAATGAAAAAGAAGATGTTTTTATTGTTCCTAGCTCTGGGACAAATAGAGATACTGGTGAATTTTTTAAATCTTTTGAAGAAAGTTACTTTTATTTTAATAATTTCGAAGCTAAGCGTTCGTTGAATTTAGATTTAGATGGTTCAAAAAATAGTAAAAATCCAGATACATCGGCAAAATTTGATGATATATTTCAAAATCATTTTTCTTTAGTAGATGCTGCAGGCAGAGACTTGTTAAATGTAGACAAAGGTAATTTAAGTGGCGGTGGTAATTTTTGGTCTTATTCAAGTTTTAATGGTAGGTTGAGATGGTATAATTTAATAAACGGAAAACAGTTTAAAGAAGGTGAAAGATTTGGTAGTCAAAGTAGACTTGTAGAATTAAAAAACAAAATTACTGACGAGTATATGTTTCTAGGAGATAAATTTATATTTTCTTTATATACTGGTTCTGAAAAATCAAATTTAAGAAGACTTCGTGAATTAGCTGTAAAGTCTATTGATAGAGAGTTGTTTGGTCAAATGACAGATAAAGACAAAAGAAAAATATTATCTGCAGAATACGACTTAAAAAGATATCCTTCTTTTATATACAGAAGATTGCCTAGAGATTTGTCTATATATCCTAACACTAAAAGTATAAAAGCTACTTTACTTAATGTAGAGCCTAATAAATATACTTTTGATTTTGAAATGCCTGTAATGGCTAAAGGTGAAATGTCTTATAAAAATGTTGTTTTAACATTAAACCAAAAAGATTTAAATAAGTTTTATAGTTTAGAAGTGCATAGAGATGGAGCGTCTTATTTAAAACATAAGACTAATTTCCAAAATGCTATTAAAGACCCTAAAGACAATGAAGGTAATATTGTCAGAATGGGCAATTTAGATGAGTTAGCACAAAAATTTGATTTTAGTTTTACGGGTGGTAATGATTTTTATTTAGATATTGCTAAAAACTTTACAGAAGGTGCATCAATAGATAGAGGACATAAAGGAGATTTATCTATAGATATGAGAATTATACCTAAAGAGAATTATTCTTTATTGTTTGCTAACCTAGGTAAAGCACAGGCTAAGATATCTGAACAAGCCTTTTATAAATTTTTAGAAAAGAATGATATGTTAAATTCCAATATTCAGTTAAACAGATTGATATTTCAAGATATTTCAGGAAAACGTAACCCTAAAGATATTGCTGTTAACGAATTGAAAAAATTATGGGAAACAAGATATTCTAACGAGTTTTACAATGCTATGGAAGGTGGTAAAGAAAAACCTGGACCACAGTTCCAAGAACAAGCATTGTATGAAACTATTTTAAATGTAGCTAGTTTAAGTAATATTGCTGTTAAATACAATGAACTAAGAACTGCATTGTCTCCTCTTGTAGATGTAAAAATGTTAGATAACAAGATTAAACAAATTCTTAGTAAAGCGTATGAAATACGTTTAAACTTTAATTTAGCATCGCAAAATATTAGAGAGTATGACGCAGAAGCAGCAATAAAAAGTTTCAGAGAAAATGATTTAAAACGTATAGGAAAAGTTGAATTAGAGCCAGAAGCACAAGAAATGTTAAGTAATGTGTTTAGTAAAACATTATTATCTAATATACTAGGAGAAGCAAATAAAATACCTGACCAAAAATATTTTCAATCATTAAGAAATGATTTACAACGTAATGAAAACTTGACTGAAAAAATAAACGAGACATTAAGTAAATACGAAACAGAGTTTAGAAAATATCAATCAGAAGGTGTAATTAAAGCATTTGATTATGCAAAAACTCAAGCAGAGTTAATATCAAAAAAGATTAATGACAATGCAGATGCTTTAGATGTTATGTCAGCAATTAATAAAGTAAACTATCATACATCTTTTATAGGACAATTTTCACCAAAGTTATACAGGTTTGAATCTATACCTAGTGCACATAGAAGAGAGTTTTTTAAAGAAGTACGTGATATTGTAGACCAAGGACAGATTGTAAATAGTACAAAAGCTGAAATAGAACTTGTAAAAGATTACCTACCTGCTGCTTCAGATTTACATAGTAAACCAAATCCCGCATTAGAGCCTAAACAAATAGTATCTAAGAAAGTATCTGATAAAACGCCTTATAAAGAAGTTGACGTAAAAGGTGAAGAAGTTTCTAATAAACGTGGAAAAGATGTAAATCAAATGTCTATATTGTTTGAAACAGCAGAACTACAAAACTTAGAACGTTTAGTAAATAAAACAGAAGATGCTATAGAAGCACATAGTATTTTAGAGAAAAGTATTATTGCAAATGTGAATCAAATGACAGATGCTAAGAAGTTTGAGTTTTTAGAAAAGTCACAACCATTAGTAGATATTGTAGACTTCAAAACAAGTATGAGAAAACCAAATGAAAAGCTTGTTGTATCTGAAGTAGAAGCACAAGCTATATTAAACTTTAAAGAAATAGCAAGAAAGAATCCTAGATTGTTAACAGACTTAGAAGGTGATATTGCTGATTTCTTTGCTGGTTTAGGTATAGAAGGTAAAGCTGGATTAGGTATTGAGGCCAAACAAATGACTGCAAGAGAGTTGTTATCTTTTAGTGAGTTTGCAAAAGACAAGTATTTAAGAAAAGAAACTTTTACAGAACGTTTTAAAAAGTTAGGTAAATACTTAGGAATAAAGAATGCTAACGACCCTGCACAAAATGACGCAGTATTGTATGGTAAAAACCCAATTAAGAAACGTATGCATTACATGTTTTACGATAGTTTAGGGGTACACTATTTGCAACCTAGAGAATTATTAAGTTATGAAAAAGACAATATACCTGTTATTAATAGAGAAACAGGAGATATTAAACTAAAGAGAGCTATTACATCTACTAATACTATGGAGCTATTAAAGACTGTAGTTGATGATAGTAAAAGAATAGCAGCTGTTTTACAGGATTGGGATTCAGATAGAACTACTCAATTGTTTGATTTTGAAAATGCTGGTGATAAGAACTTGCCTAAATACAAAAAAGAACTTGAAACTATAGCAACATCTTTAGCTCAAGCAGAGCATAACAATCTTAATATTAAATTAGATAAGTTTTCAAGAGATTTATATGATGGTGCTAAACAGCAGGCTTTAGAAGATTTAGCTAGAATTAAAAAAGAAATGGGTGATACTGTAGTAGTTAAAGATAAAAACAATCCTAAGCTATTAGAAACTATCACATTAGATGAATATATCGTACGTTTAAATCAAGCTAAAACAAAGAAATTAGATTGGTATGCAGATTTCTTAATGAAAGATGTAGAAACTGTAGGAACTAGAAGTAGCATTAAAAAACAGATTGTAGACAAATATATAAAAGGTACCGAATTTATTGTTGATGGTAGTATTCATGCTGCTATTAGAGACTTTATTAAAGAAACAAGAACTACTGGAGGTACTGTAAACAATCTTATGGGATATAACGAATTGCATTATATATTATATGAATTACAAGTAAGGCAAAATGTAAATACAGAATTTGGAATTGATATACAAAGTTTAATTAGTTCTAAAAAACCTATACCAAAAGAAGTAATAGCAGCAGGATATAAATATAGAAATGAAAATCCATTTCAACCTATCAATGTTACATTGAACAATAACCCAGCTATGGTTAAAACATATGGTAAAACATATGGTTATCACCCACAGTTAGGTTACAATTCTTTAAGAGGTAATAGAGTAAATATTGAAAATCATATTAAATACCTATTAAACGAGTATACAAAAGAAGTAAATAAAGTAGGATTCAACAAGTTTGGTAAACAAACTAAAGTAGAGTTTTTAACCACACCTAAAGAAGACAGAAATATGGATAAGTTTATTTTAAAAGCTATATCTGAATATAAAAAAGATTTGACAAGCAGAATGAGCTTAAAAGATTTTGAAGATACTCAGTCTGGAGAAGGGTTGGTTACATTTATCAGCAATATATCACGTGGTAAATCATTCCCTGGTGTTGTAATGCCAAGTAATTTCTTATCAAGAAGTCAACATATCTTACCTGGTTATGACAAAACAAATAATGCATTGGATGTTTACCATAAAAAGTTTATGAAAACCTATACAGATACATTAGCATCTATTAGAGGTTCATTATACATACAAAGATTCCAGAGAAAGAATTCGTTAAACGATTTAGACCACACTGACAAATGGACAGCGTTTATGCAGCGTTCATTACAAACACAGTTGGGGTTAGATTCATTTACAGATTTAACATTAGATGGTATTAAAAAATCAGAGTTACCATTATTAAAACAATATATAGATGCAGGATTAAATAAAGATGTATTATATGCAAAGATTGGTAGACCTGGATATACACAAAGAGAGTTTTTAAGAAAGGTTGACGATTTGATAAGACCTAATGAAAGTTTCTGGATGCAGTATAAAGACTTAGGTTATAAAGATAACGAAGGAATTGCTGAGCTAAATAAAAGAATAGAAGATTACAAAATGACAGAAGCTAAGAAACTAGCAAATGTAAAGAATGTAGATAAAATTAAAAGATATGGTACATTGTTTCATACATTTAGTGATGAAGCTGCAGTAAATGGTATTCGTAGAATTGAAGAACGTTTTGGTAAAATGTTAGGAATGAAAGAAGGCGAGTTTAGTTTCTGGAATGACTTAGGAACGAAAAAAGACCCTATATCAGGTGAGATGACTATGATGTCAGAGCCTATGAGAAGAGCAGAGTTGGCTAAAAAGATTAATGCTTTTAGTAACTTTGAAGGTAGATATGAGTTATTATCTTTGCTGTTTCACCCAAAAACAGCTATTGCTAATTTTTATGGTGGTGGTACAAATATATACTCTGATGTAGGTGGAGACTTTTTACGTAAAGCATTAAGTGAAAAATGGTTGTTGGATAATGTATTTAAAAATGTAGAATACGAAGTTGTAGACCCTGTTACGAAAGAAGTTAGAAAAGAAAAAATACGTAACATGAAAGATATACAACGATTCTTAATTCAAAAAGGTTTAATGGAAGGTATCTACACAGAAGAGGTAGGTATAGGTAGGGAGTTCCAAAAAGGTGAATCTGGTATATTTTGGAATGCTGTTAGAGAGCGTATGTTTAAGTGGGAAAGGGAAAATCCAGAATTAAGTATAAATCCTACTGAATATGAAATACAACGTAAAGAAACTATAGCTACATTAGCTAAACGTTATAAGGTTGGTGAATCTGTAGCACAATATGGTGCATTCTTTATGAGAGAGTCAGAAATGAGATTGAGACGTACTGCTGCTATTGCACATTATTTAAATGCTAGACAAACAGTATTACCATTAATAGAAAAAGGTGAGTTACCATTTGATAGTCCATATCTAATTAGAATGGCACGTAAAGGAATTGAAGCATCTCAGTATATTTATCACTCTGCATATAGAAGTAATTATTCAAATACATCATTAGGTAGGGTTATGACAAGATTCCATCCTTATGCATGGAACTCAGTACGTAGAAGAATGAGGTTAGCTAAAGATGCTAGTTATTCTAGATTTATGAAAGAAACAGCAGCAGATAAACGATTTGAAAGACAATTTACTGCTGATTTGATGTCTATGGCATTAGCACAGATATTTGTAGGTACTATGTTTGAGTATGCATTATCACCTCCATATTCATGGTTGCAAGATACTGCACAATGGTTGTTTGGTGATGAAGAAGATAGAAAGAGAGCTTTCTTTAGTTCATGGCCTAGTACTGCATTAGCACCATTACAGATTGTAACTCCTCCAATAAGTAGATTTGTATTATCTCCTGTAACAGCATTATTGAATGGAGAATTTGATAACTTTAGAAAATATACTTTAGCTACTTGGGCTCCAGGTGGTAGGTTGCTGAGAGATGTGTATCGTTCATATCAAAATCCTAGTATGACAGTTGACTGGATTACTGGTGTACCATTCCATAGAATAGGTTATACAGTAAATAAAGAGCGTAAAGAGGTAGAAGATAGAATACAAGAAGCTCTTATTGATGATAATACCATAATTCGTTAAAAAATTCGGTTTAAGGCTCTAATTCGCCCTATATGGAGCTTTCATTACTTAGTCGAGTGTTTGTTCGAATTATTTTTTTTATTTGATTCTAGCCCTATTTTCGAAGACTTTTTAGGTGTCAATTGTGCATTAATTTTAGAAAGCTCCCTTAAAATGCGTTTTAATGGAAAACTTTCGCTAAATATGATATTATCTTGATTTTCTTGGTATTCTTTGGTCAATGACCACGTTTTATCTTCTTTCATCGTACCTTTCTTATTCCTTCCATTAGTCTTTCCACATTTACTAATACACCCAAAGATGTATTGTTATCACCGCCTTGCATATCTTTTATACATAGCTTAGCTTTAATCAGATATCGTAATGCTTTTTTTAATAATTCTGTATCAACAATTAGTATGCAACCATCTTGCAATATGTATGCCCATTTACTAGCTTTTGTAGTAGCAATACCTGATGGCTTGCCTCTAGACTCATATTCTATATATACATTGCCTGTTTGTTGTGTTTGTCTATCACGTTTAACTTCAATCTCAGAATCATTTAATAATTTTGCTATTTCAGTCTCACCTTCTTGACCAAACTTTAAATCATATTGAAAGTCAGAATTATATTTCATCGTTTGTTTTGGACTTCTTATTTAACTTATTCATATGAAATCTTGCTGTTTGTGCTGCTTTTTCAACATCTACCTTACCGTTAGGTAAAAAGTCTACATTGTATAAATAAAATGTTCCATGCTCATTCTTAAATATTTGAACTTGGCCTTGTTCATTTATACTTACATTTATTTCATCTGCCATGTTTCCTCCATGTATTGTTGCCTGGTAATAATCTCCAAATACCAAATACGAAATAATACGGACTAATGTATTACTTGTTTTAGTAGCCAACCAAAGTATTTGAAATCCAGGCAACAAACTATTTTTCAAATAACGTATTGTATATCTTTTTTATAATATCGGATATAACTACACGCTCACCATCTGAAACGAATGGTGCGTTTTTAAAGTTAAGCAATGCAGACCTAATAATCAAAAGTTCTTCATTGGTAAACTTAGTCATCGCAACACTCACAGTTTCCTACTCTTGGTTGATTATCCACAGAGTCTATTACTTCTTCAGATTGTCTTATTTGTTTATTCCATTTTTCTTCAGATTGATGTTCTATAATCTTTTTAGCTAATGAAATAATTGCTTCCATTTCTTGTTTATTTATTTGCATCTTTTAGTTCCTTCATCATTTTTATCCAAGTAGACAATGGTAAAACGATTAACGCTTCTTTTCTATCCATACGTGTTACAACAGCATCCACATCATCGCCATGGTAATCTGGATATAACCATTGTGCTATCTTCTTTCTACGTTTAGCTTGTATTGTAACATCCTCTACGATTACGTCAACCACTTCACTTTTACCAAGTGACCTACCATCTGAGGCATAGGCCCTCTTTGCAGAGAGCCCCTCCTCTTTGGATTGATTAACGATTTCACGTTCAAGATTGTTACCTCTTATCTTGTTTTTGTGAGCCATAATCTAAAACTCCATTCTATTTCCGCTGGTCCAACACCTAAGTTAAAAGAAAAGTGTTGTCCCTTTTTTGTTGATGCAAATACGCCAACTTTAAATATGCTAAGTAATACTACTTGCTGCATAATATTATCATCGTCTTGCATGTTATTGAACTTAATTATATAATCAAGCATCTAATTCCATCCTTTCATACGTCATTGTTTCAAAGTGAAACTTTGATAGCATTTCAAATGGTGCTTCATCACGAGATTTTACAGATGTAACTAATCTATGTGTATCTTCTCTATCAGCACCTTTAATCATAATAACTTTGTCTGCTTTTTGTACAACATTAGATGAACCTTTTAATGAGTGTATACCTAGTTGTCCTGAACTTGCTGAGCTTTTGTTAATATGATGTATAGCCAATACTAACGTATTATATTTTTGTGCAATGTTTTTCAGTGCATCAATTTTCATATTTTGTTCTTGAATATCATTTCTGAACCCTTCGACCTGTAGTTCGTCTGTAGTGTCTACTACTAACACTGCTGGTTGATGTTCTGCTACAATGCGTTTAACAGCATCTATTTGAGGTTGAATAGTCATAATCTTAATGTGTTGTAACAACTCTTTAAATGATGTGTTCTCATTACTTAGATAACTATTGTTTACCCACTCTTTTGTTTGCTTTGTAACAATCTGTACAAACCTACGAAATGTTAGATATTCATTCATTTCCAATGATAAGAATAATGTATCACGTTTAGCTTTTGCTACTATATTTTGAACAAATGCTGTTTTACCCATACCTGTATCACCTGAAAATACTACAAGCTCTCCTGGTTTAAAGTCATAGGGCATAGCACCTGAAAATATATTAGCCATATTGATAGACTTTTTAGCAAAGTCTTTCTGTATGTATTCTGCAAATGCATCTTCTAGTTCATCGATACCTTTGATGTCTAGTGTATAGTTTTTGTTTTTATAATATATACATTTGCTATCGCAATACTCTGACATTATAATATCATTGCAGCTATACTGATAATTACCTTCATAGATAGCATCAGCAACTCTTATGATTCTATTGTCATCCATACTATTACCATTCCATTCCATCAATGCTGCTAAGGTAGCTAAATAAGGCATACCTGCTCTTCTATATGAAGAAGCCATACGCATTGCTTTTTGGTGTCTTGAACCTTCTATTGGACCTTCGTTAAATATGTGTTGCATACAAGTTACTACTGAATTTGTTTCACTTGTTTTGTTTACAGCTTTCTTTATAACGAATGCCGCATCTATTACTTTTTCTTGTAAATAAGGTTCAATAGTTTTGTTTGGTTGATTTAGTTCATCAAACCATCCATCGTACTCTTTGGTGTAATATTCATATGACTCTTTAGATGTAGCCGCATCAATAATATCACTGATTGACAAGTCATCCAAATACTTCATAGGAATATATATTTTGTATGTTTGAGATTTTGGATTGTAAGACCAATTACTTCTTATAATCCTAGTTTTATCATATATGGAATCTGCAAAAGCAAAGTGTTTATTAAATGTTTGTTTGACTTTTTCGTGAACATTTTTTGCTGGTTGAAATCCAAACACATCTAGTAATTCGATGTGAAATCCTGTGCCACTATACCAAAGATTTATATCTGTTTCTTTGATACCAAACTCTATTAGTTCTCCTATATGATTTTTTACTAGTTCATATAGCTCTTCGTTTTGCAATCCATTTTTATCGATATCAAGGATTAGCCTATTTACATAGACTAACCCCTCATATCCTTTAAGACTACCATGTGTTTTGACATAGTCATACATTGAGGAAGGGTATACAAAATAAGAACCGTATGACTCTTTCTCCAAAAACGCAGTAGTCTTTACTGACTGATAATAAATCTCTTCTGGAATAATTTGATTTCTATTAGATAATCCATTTTCTACATATTCTACGAATCTAGTAGTACTTTCCATCCTTTTATACCTTTATTATCTTTATGTGTTATTTCTTCTAGCGTTAGTCCATATCGTCTTAAAGTATTACTTTCACGAATCTTTCTAAACGCTCTTGAGTAAGTACTTGCAGTGTGTACTTTTTGATGTGCTAATCTTCCGTACATAGGAACTCGTTGTTCAAAGTCATATGTATAAAACCAAGGGTCGGAAGATTTAGCCTCACCAATCAACCATTTAATAATGATTTTTTCTGCTGTCATTAGAATGGCAGTCCATCACTTGATGGTTTAGCCGCTTTCATCATTTCAGCTTTTAAGTCAGATACTTCTTCTGCTCCATATCCAATAAAATCTTTTGGATATCCAGCTTCTACTGACTTTTCAAACTCAGCTCTAAGTTCCATGTGTCCATCGACACTACCGACTTTTTGCCAAATTTGTTTTTTGTATTTACCATTTGAAAGATAATTAATAACTGCAATCTCTTTACCAATCAATGGTGTTAAGTCTACTTCACCAGCATCTGATACAGCAATATCTGTACCTGTGTTTACGTAAAGTAAATTTAGATTATCAGGGTATTTAAGTTCTGTAACTACGCCTGCTGTGTCTTTTTCAAAATTCTGATTTACAAATAAATTATAATTGTATCCATTGCTGGTATCAGTCAATTTCAAATGAACACTTGCATCATGATAAGGTGATTCAACTTGTTCTGCACTATCAATAGTAACATTGTTTACAAAATAGTTTTTCTTTTCACCTGATGTTGATGTACTAGGTTTTCTTGTACCTGTTATAGCCATTATTTAGCCTCTTTCTGTTTAGGGATTAACGATTCAAAGTATTCTGTACTTTGACTTACTTTAAGTTTTGTATCAAAGAATCCTGCTTGACGTTTTTGTTTATAACGTAAGTAGTCTTCTTCTGGAAGTTGTTTAGCATCGTTAGCTAATTTTGCTGCTTTATCCATAGCTGATAATGATGCTACTGTTGGATTAATAGCTTTTTGTTTAGCTTTTGCATTGTCTACTTCTTCTTTACTAGCAATAGAAAAGTCACCACCAAATCCTGCAAATGCTAATGCACGACCTACTGCTGATGTTTCACCATTTTCTAATGCTGATGTTTTGTTTACAAATCCTGTGTTATCACGCTCTGCTGCATGACCAACATAAAACCATTCTGGTTGTTGTACAGGGTTTGGTCTAACTATTGCTTTAATAACATATTCATTGCAAGATTCACCTGTTGGTGTATCTACAATTTGATTTACATTTAGCAATTCTGTTTCAATAGTTGATTCTGGAAATTCATCTGCGAATGCGATGATTCTATCTTTTACTTCGGTATATTCTTTACCTTTAAATTTCATATTTATTTTTCTCCTTATTTTGAACTTTAATATAATGAAATAAATTAAAAAATCAAAATGATAAAAACTATTCTCTGGGCAATCCCAAAGGTTTATCATCCATATATGATTTATCCCATGACCTAACTAGTTTGTTTTTTTCCCATGCTAGTTTTACATAGTAAGCCCATTCTGTTATAAGTTTAGGCTCTACATAATAATCCCTACCATCTTCTAATGATAGGGATTCTATTCGCTTCATTACAAACTGTTGTGCTTCTGCAAGCATTATATCTGATTTTTTCTTATTCATATATCAACTCCATATATTTAATTGTTTGATAACAAGTATTAAACAATATATTACCCATCATATGTGCGTGATATCGTTCATTATCATCTGTTGCTTTACTAACAAGATTCAATGCAATAGAAGATAGATACACAATAGCATCACATAACTCTTCGTATGCTTCTTGTGTAAATATCCTACCATCTGATTCTTCTATTGGTACTTGCATACCATATTTTTTAGCACCAATATCTAATCGTTGACCAATGTCATCAATCAGTAATGATGTATACTTTGTTCTTTTTGGTACTTCATTTTCAGCATCAAGCTGTTCACGCACCATTTTCAAAGTGTTTTGTATGTTGGTTATTATTCTTGTGTTATTTTCCATTTGGAACCTCCAATGTTTCTACTACTCTTTTTATTAATATTGCACAATAATGTCTTTCATCACTTTTCATTCCATTATTTATCATATCCATATTGATAAAGTAGTCTATTGCCTCTATACATTCTTTGTCAGTTACTTTGCTCATAAATCAACACCTTCATTTAGGTCCATAGTAAACTTTACTTCTGATTGTTTAGGTTTTACTGCTTCAAGTAACCATTCTCTTGCTCCTGAACCTGGTTTACCTCTACCTTTTGATGGTAGCATTTTACCAGCATCTATTAACTGTTGTTCGGTTACTAAACCTTTATTTATTAGATTTCTTGCAATTGCATAATCTGATTTAGATAATCCTCTTGTGTGTTCTTTACCACTACCTGGTCTTAGTGCGTCTTTTTTCATTTAGCCCTCCATGTGCTTTGTTCTTAAATGTTCATTACGTTCATGATTAAGATTTGATATATCATCTTCTATTTCAGACAGTTTTTCTTCAAACTCTGCTGTTATACTATCAGTATCTAGATAGTATCCACCTTCTTCGTCAAAAGAATAATATATATCTATCTTTATACTAGCATCTAGTTTATCTTTATCGTTTGTTATATTGTTTCTCACATTCTACTCCCATCCATTATTTCATGATATTTATCTTTATTGCCTCCGCATTCTTCGGCAATTTTTTCTTGCCATTCAAGGTATGTTAATGGTGCTACTTCATCATTACAATTATTACACCAGTATGTAGTACCTTCAATACAATCTGTAACTTCAAGGGTGTTCATATTGACCCACGCTTTTTCGTCTACTTCTTCTGAACCACAATAATCACATACCCACATATCATCCATATCTTTTTTATTCGTTTCCATCTATATCCTTTACTCTAAATTGTTCTGTCCAACTATCAGCATATTTTGGAACAAACCCTGTGTCTGTAAACCAAAACCAACCTCTACCATATAGTTTGTAGAACTCTTCACGTTCTTCTATACCCTCTTCACTCCAAGGGTCTACATTTTTATGATTGTTTAATCGTTCTTCAAAGCTTTCTTCAAACTTTAAAGGATTGTTATTTTCATCGTATGTCATATATTCTCCTATTTTATCATCCCCTAGCCGTGTTTACCATCTAGATTTATACACCGTTACGACATACTAGGCCGACACTAGGGGACAATAAGTTACATTACCAACTACATTCGTAGATGACTGTTTCGCCATCTGCTAATGCTTTTCTTGCAAATTTTACAAATTCTAAATCTTGTTCTTTGTAGTAATCT